ACGAAATTCACGAAGGAATTTCCTCACAACTCCGATCATGAGCGAGAAGTTCATTCGAATGAACGCTCCTTGGATCGAAACTCCCGGCCAGGTCGCTAACGGTCTTCGTAAAATCCGTGCGATATTTTACCCTGGTCACGCAGCCTATAAGGAGAAGTTGGTTCAATCGGTGAATGTCTTCAAAACCATCTCTTCCGGACTTATAGCTGCGTATGGAAAATTACCCACGTTAGGTACAGGCGATGTCCGGATCGCCGCCTACGAAAGAGTTGCAATGTGGGTAATAGTATCTGTGTTTACTCGTGGATTGGGAGAAGTGTCGCGTGAAATTAAGGATTGGGCGAACTCCCTCCGTGAACGTGTCTTCACAAAAACCGAGATTAGAGGTGTAAAGCCGCTTTTGAAGTTGGTTTATACATGGAATTTCCACCAGAACGTGGATTCCATGCTTCAACTTTCTTTCATAGCGAGGGCACTGCCTCGTTTGACCGGTAATTGTGGAGTGACTAATGTCGGGAAAGCTCTTAGTAAGCATAAGGCCACATTAACTTCTAACTTGTCTTCTTCAGAGCAAGTTTTGAAGGAAATGGCCCTGTTTGCTACCGAGCTGGCCAACAAGTACCCCTTGAAGGTGAAGCCAACGGCTTCCATCGCTACGCGCGACGGTGCTTGTTTAGAACGTTCACGAAAGCAGGGCGGATCTGCTTCTTTCATCCACGAAAGAGTGTACCAAAGTGCCGAGTTTGAAAAGTCGCGTCAGGAAATATTCGGGGACTTGGATGCTGAGGAATCTCAGTATCTCGGTCCTTGGATATCAGCCGAAGCAGCTCGTAGAACTCTCCTCAACCAGCCCGAAATGAAGTCGCCCGACTTCCCTAGAGCGGAAGTTATTGCATTGGCTGAGAGAGGGGCTAAGGTCAGGGTCGTGACGAAATCGCCTGCAGCCTTAGTAGCACTTTCCCATCTTATACGGCAACCGTTGCTCGTCGTACTCCGAGCAATGAAAGAGGCAACAGTTGCATTGAAAGGAGATAGAAGAGCAGCGGTCGAAGGGCTCTTCAAAGGAGAGATCACAGGCGATAGAATCGTCGTATCAGCAGACTTGACATCTGCATCTGATCGTCTCCCTCGAGACCTAATCGAAACATTCTGGTTCAACTACCTCAAGGTTTCTGGAGCTCCTGGATGGGTTTGGGACGTGGTGAAGAAGGCAATCGGCCCCCAAATTTTGCAGTACCCTGATGGCACTGTCGTTGAGTCGACATGTGGCTTATTAATGGGATTACCGCTAACTTGGGTTTCTCTTTCCTTCATTCACCTGTTTTGGGTACACTATGCGAAGACTATGGTCACTGAAAAGACCCAACCATTCGTCATCTGCGGAGATGACCTGGTGGGTGTTTGGTCTGGGGATATGCTTCGTAGGTACGAGGCTGTCGTAAAGGACTCCGCGGGACAGTTCTCCGTTGGTAAACACTACGTTTCCAAATTCCGACGTTCTGGTCAGAAAATGGTTGCGTATGGTGTGTTCACGGAGGAGATATTCACTGTCCAGCAGGACATCCTACGACAAACCCGGTACGTATCAGTGCCACTTTTAGGGGGAGGACGTGAGTTTGGGGTTGAACACGTTCCTCGACGCTCTGAGAAGAAGATCTCTCAATTTGGGGGGTGGAGTTCAGCGTTCCCTCTAAAAGGATTATTCGCCGATGATTGCCACGATCAAGAATCGTCACAGTTTAAACCATGGTGGTGTATCATCGGACCCGCTGCGTCCCAGGTTATAGGACAGGATGCTTGGAGAAAGCGGGTTGTTCCTGCAGTTATTTCCCACACTAAGAAAGGGCTCTATTCCTGGGCCTACCAAAAGAATCTCTTGGTCACAGTGCCTCGGGAACTTGGTGGGCTCGGGCTACCGCCAAGGAACTCGAAAGAATCTAGTCTTCGTTGTTTGTCACAGATACTTCGCCGTGGAATAGTTCATACGTGCCTCCGCTCAAATGCATTAGAGTTTGCGGAGAAGAAGATTGCCGGACCTTTTTCCTACATGGTTTCTAGTAGGTCAAGGCAACTCGCTACGGAACTATCCAACTCCTTTCAACTATTGCCAGATGCAAATTCTAATGGACATCCGGTGATTTCCCTCGTGAGTTCTGCTGCCTCGGTGCGAGCGCAACAGAACGGTCTGATGATTCTTCAAGAGACCTATTCAGAGTTTTACTCTGATGAGGTTAATGCCCGTCAGTCCGAGGTGGAACAATTAGGCATGGTTGAAAGAGAGAAGCCGGAACCATTTAAACTCGCGCCCCGACAAGTTGCAACCCAGACTAGAACCTTCTTTATTAAGAAGGCATATAGTTTGGGTGCCCGCCCTGTCAAGCGTCTACTGAGTTTTGACTACCTAGCCCGACGTCTTCGGGACAAAATGCAATCTCGGCGGGTAGTCCTTAAGAAAGATAAAGGTATACTTTTACGTTCTTTACTAAAGATCTTTCTTAAGATGGTTCCAGGTTCGGCGATTCCAACGGGAGTGGAACGGTTATCGGCAATGGTAGCAGTGCGACCGCACCTTCGCATACCATCTCCGATATATCATCGTACCGTTCCGATCGGCCGGACTCTTGCGTCCATCTGGACGAATGAGGAT